GGGTGATTAACCTAAATTAATGTAAGTAAAGACTGACTTTAGAAAACTCTTTAATTAGAGTCCTCAAGCTTAGTCCTAAGAAAGCTAAGTCTTAGCCACTCCGAACATAATCATATAATCATCTTTGTGAACGACTACAAGGGACAGGGAGACCATCGTTGGTCTTTGGTCCTTTGTAAGAAATATGAGCAAGGATAATACTACATAAAGCTTTAGGCAATATCGCCTGATCATTATGGGTAAAATCTTCACCATATTCAATTTCAAAAGTATGATCGATATGATCTCTAAGGAATTCTGAAATAAATTCATCAATTAATTCTTCATAAGATGAAAGAATTATTTGAAAGTAATCTAGTTCAGGATCAATGTGACTATTTTTAATCACATGTTCATTAGAGAAAATATCATGATTATGAAATCCCTTCCTGATAATTGTTCCCATTTCTAATAAAGGAAGAATCTTTTCTTTATCTTTATTAAAAATGTTATCAATCTTAATTGCTGTAACTTTCTTAGCAACGTTATAAAGATTTATATCGTTACTATTAAAATCAAAGCTTTTAAGGACAGATAGTCTATCAAGAAGAAGATTATAGAGTCCTATTAATTGAGGATGTAAAGTAGATAATCCTGCCTTATAACTATCAAAGAATTGGTTTCATAACCGATCTCAGAGATTGTTCATAAGGTCAGCATCACTACTAGATACATGGCTAGCAATACCACCAATGAGTATCCTTTTAAATTTTAAAAGGCCTATACTCAAATTTGATGGAACAACTATATCATTATTTGAGTTAACTAATAATCAAAACCTTCTAAAGTTTTGATATGTTAGGTAACCAAATGAATGATCTAGTGCTAGTTCTAAAGTCTTAATAACTCTATATAATCTTTTATTAATAGATAACCAACGTTTAAAGGGTTTTCCCTTTTTACCGTCAGGTGTCTTTTTATATTGGATTATATAGATCTTATTATATAGTCGACTTGTCATAAAATTAACCAAGGAAGTTGTATAGAATGTCATGTTTTTCTTAATTTTAAAATAATCATATAAAATAGTAAAAACTATTTCTGGTTGTTTTAAATTTGAGATTATTCCCTTTAAAGGAATACCAGTCAATTCTTTTACAGTTCCAAATGGTCGGATTCAGCGTTTAGCAAATTCATAAGTATCCTTAGATACATGAGTTTTCTGCACACTGATTTCCACACCTAAAGCTTCCATAATTTCTCTATAACGGGCAGCGACATCATTATCTTTGATAACAATGTCATCACCCAATATTATGTATTGATTAAAGGTTTTATAACCACATAATCTTGCACAATAATAGACGATAAAATGGTGAGTTAAGGTGAATACAGCTCATGAAGAATATGTTCCCATGGGTTGTCCACAAGCATATTTATAAGTATCGACCTCGATTTGAGATCAATGCTTATTAATAAGCCCAGGATGACACTTGGAAGGTAATTCAACAGCAAATTCCCGTTCAGATAAAATCTGTCGTCAATTTGAGGCGATTTTATCATTTCATATGAAAGATAATAATCGTTCTTGAAGATCGATAGGAAATCTGTCTGTAGCCGCTGACAAGTCAAGACTATAAAAACTTTCCCCATTATCTTTTCACCTATGCATTGGATTTTGTGTAAAGGTTCGGTCGCAATTAATTCCTTTCAATAATCTTAGAATTTGATTATGAATTGGTTTTAAATAAAGTTGAGTATAAAAGTCAGAAATGGCAATTATTCTTAACTTAGCTTCCGGGTCTTTAACAAAACTAAATTTTCCAAGTACTGGAAAATTTGGGATATCATTAATTGATATACAATGTTTTAGTGATTGATCAAGGAACTCTATACCCATTTTGTCAGTTAAAGATCTTAATTGCTCTTTTTGAGTCTCAGAATAAACCATGAGATTCATCATAGCAGTCTTAGAAGCAGGACCTTGAGGACCCGCTTTTAAAGACATCTTAATATCTTTAAAATCAAATTTGGGAGCTGGAGACTTTAACTTAAAGCTTTTAACAAAGTCATAGAGGTATTTATCTCTTATTACAAAATTTCTCTTTTGAGGTTCTGTAATATTTGAAAATTTAGGGTCTACTTTATCTCATTCAGATAAAGTTAGTTCCCAGGATCTAGAGAAATTAAGTATTGTGAGAACAAACTTAATTCCCTGGACACCTCCCTCGTCGACAAGAGCTTTTAAGAAAAGGAGTCTTTTTGGTCAGCCATCTTTCGTTAAACCTATTCTCATATCATTAGTAAGCAAAGGATGACCACATATGTACCTAGTACAATGTAGTCTCATTTGTTTATAATATTTAATGAGATAGATTATACCCCAATTTTTCAATGATTTAAACAATCATGATTGAAAGGGACGAAAATGGTTTTTAATTACTTGATTAATATTAGGAAAAGCCCAAACCAGTAATCTTCTTAAAACTTTAAAATGAATAATTTTCATTTGAAGGTTAAAGGTTGGTTGCTGTTAACAGCTTTCTTAATACTTAATAAGCCGAGCAAAGGAAAACAGTTGTAAAATTACCTCACTACTTAAAGTAGAGAACCGGTATTGGTAACAATACCACTTTATGAGTTAACCTTTGGAACCCTTTATGTAGGTCTACTTTTTCCCTAAAGATATAAAATTGTAACTATACATTTATATTAAAGGGTACGCTGTTAAGAACAGTGTCCTAATGAGGAATTATGTAGAACATAAAGGTAAAAGACTACTGAGAAAATGTGAAATTCCTTATACATCTTCTTTGATGGGTTATCCGCGTAGAAGAAATTCTAGGGATAATGTGCAGTAGCACCAGTAAACCATAG